TTATTCTATCTCGGATATGGTTTCTGCCAATATTACCGCTGATCGTATTGTTGATTTATCTTTGGCTAATTATACGGTACCAACATCTGGTGCCACACAGCTTGTTTATCCATTAAGAATCATTAATAAAGCTACTTATTTTAATGTAGTCCGGCAGACAAATTTATTGTCACGTCCTGGATTTATCTTTTTAAACAAACAAGCTACTGAATCTTTTATAACAGTTTATCCAATTCCAGACCAACCATATCTATGCTCAATTCAAGTAAAGAGCATGATTAACGAACTTGGAAACCAAGACACATTGGGTGAATTGCCGCCGAATTATTATGGATTTTTAAAGTATGCCTTGGCGAGAAAATTTCTAGCTTATTACCCTTCTGGCAATTGGCCTCAGACAAATGAAGACGAATATCAAGATTATTACAACACACTTAAAAATGCTAATGAAACTGATTTAACTGTCAGACCATCTGTTGTGATGACGGCTCCAGAACCATTCTATTGGCCGAATATATTGAGTTATTAATGACAAAGACTGTTGATTATGAAATTGTCGGTAGTTATAACAACCAGAGAATAAGCAGCATTGATGCCGAACGCTCTGTGAATATGTTCGAGTATATAGATCCCCTTGGAAAGAAACCAAAAATCCTTATCAATACATCAGGATTAACTAATACAACTTATTCATTTGGAAGCACAACTGGCGGATTTCGCGCTCAATTTGTCTTTCAAACTAATCAATATATTGTTATTGGAAATTCAGTATTTAGGATTACTTTAACTGGAACAATCTCTCTTCTTGGTACATTTATTAATACAAATGCAGGATATGTTGGAGTTGATGCAAATACCTTTCAAGTTATTTTTGTAGATGGGGTGAATGGATATATTTGGGACACCATGGCCAATACATTCACCCAAATTACTGATACATCTTTTCCAACATCACCTATTGATGTTTGTTATTTAGATGGTTTTTTTGTTGTTGCTAATGGAAATACACCTGATTTTTATTTATCAAGTTTTAATCAAGGAATGGTATGGGGGTCTGATGCTCAAACATTTACCGCGGATGATACGCCTGGAAATAATTGGTTGATTTTAGCTAGCACGGTTAATTACCAAACTGGAGTTACTTTTACAGTTTCAACAACAGGTTCTTTGCCTAATCCATTAATAGCAGCCACTACTTATTATGCAATTCATGTTGATAGTACGCATATTAGAGTTGCAACATCTTATGCTAATGCAATTGCTGGAACAGCTATTGTTTTAACAACAAATGGCACACCAACTAATACCATTACAAGCCTTGGTCAATTACAAAAAGGATCAATTACTACTCATCCTGGTACAATTGTTGCATGTAGAACATTACATAGACGTTTATTTTTATTTAGTCAATTCTTTACAGAAGTTTGGGAAAATGCAGGCATTGGAACTAATCTTCCATTTAGACGCAATAATGCACTTTTGATGGAATATGGTACGCCTACTTTAGGAAGTATCTCGGTTGGTTTCGATATCATGATGTTCTTATCACAAACTAGAGATGGTTTAGGATCGGTCATGGAAGTAACCGGTACTCAGTCTATTCCTGTTAGTACAAGAGCGCTTGATTTTGCTTTATCTCAATATGCATCAATGAATCAGATAACAGATTGTAGAGGATTTTTAATCAAAGAAAATGGCCTCATTTTTTATCGCATGAATTTCACTGCTGCAAATCATACTTACGTCTATAACATTACTTTGAGTAATGCAGAAAGTGATGCAACTAAATTATGGCATGAAGAAGAAGTTTTAAATGGAGATAGACATCCTGCCCAGACACATGCTTATTTTAACGGACTAAATTATGTTGGGCATTATGCACTTCCGATTCTTTATACAGTAGATAGTAATAATTTTACTAATGATGGTGAAGTTATTAGGCGCATGAGAATTACCAGAGCTTTTGTGCCGCCAGGATATCAAAGAATAAGAATTGATAGATTGCAAATTGATTTATTGCAAGGAAGCATAATCAATATTATGTCTCAATTTGAAGATGTGGATTTATTAACTGAAGATTCCCTTACACTTTTAACTGAATCAGGGACAAATATTATTATTGAAGATGGTTTATTAATAAAAAATCCTGAATTATTAAATGTATTTTTATCTCTTTCTCGTGATGGTGGACAGAGTTATGGGTATCGAATTAAAGCTCCTATGGGAAAAGTTGGTGAACGCTCTTTTAGGACTTTATGGAGAAATTTAGGAACTATTCCTCGTGGCCAAGCATTTGTGGCTAAATTTGAATTTTTTGATCCAGTACCTTTTATTATTCTAGGCGCATCATGGGCACTTGAAGTATTACCGGAATAAGGAATAAATATGGCAAATGATTTTGATCAATTCCCTTTGTATGATTATCTTGTAAAAAAAGTTACAGATAAAATGTCTTCTGTTTGGGTAGATTTTATGTCTACTTTTTATATGAATTTCATTAGTTATTTGACGCAAGGCGGAATATTATTGCCACAATTAACAACAGCACAAAGAGATGCTTTATTAAACCCACAAAATGGACAAATGATATATAATACTACATTAAATAGTGCTCAATATTTAAAAAATGGAGTATGGACATCTTTTTAAATTTTAACTACATAAGGATATGTAGCTATGGATATGCCGGAATATGCAAAAAATGCAATAACAAATAGCGGAAATTCTTCTTTTAATCCTTATGGATTTGGAGCTGGAGCAGGAGGCTTTTTAGCGGGCTTATTTGGCAATTCTGGAGCACCCTATGGTGCAGCCATGGATCAATACAAAGATTGGGCTAATCGCGCTCAAAATGTCCAAAATCCTTTTCTAAATGCCGGAACTGGCGCTATTGGTAATTATCAAGATTGGTTAAAAGGAATGAAAGACCCATCAGGATTTATCAATAATCTCATGGGTCAATATAAGCAATCTCCATGGGCGCAATATCAGCAACAACAAGCAATGCGTGCTGCTCAAAATATGGGTTCAGCAACTGGTTTGACTGGATCAACCCCCTTACAATTACAGGCCCAACAAAATGCCTCAAATATCAGCTCACAAGATATGAATCAATGGTTACAGAATGTTTTAGGCATTAATACGCAATATGGTTCAGGTAATCAATATTTAATGGGACAAGGTTCTAATTCTGCTAATGCATTGACTAGTATGTATGGTCAAATGGGTCAACAAATGGGTCAAGCAGCTTATGGGAAACAAGCAGGTGAAAACCAAGATTTATGGAATATGGTAGGTGGTGGCTTGGGATTAGTAGGATCATTTTTGTAAGGAAATTATATGGCATTACCATTACCAAGTGTTGTTGCAGATGTAGGCCCTGGCGGCCCACTTGTTACTTCTATGCGAGGCATAAATGCTTTGCAGAATGATATGTTAGCAAATAAAATAAAAGGTATAGAAGCACAATATGCACCTCTTACTGTTCCGGCAGAGGCTGCTTCTAAACTTGCTTATGCTAATTTAATGGGCCCGCAATTTTTAGCAAAATTAATGAATAATCCTGATATTCTTGCAGGAATGAAAAATCCTCAAGATGCAGTAAATTACTTAAATGCTATTGCTAGAACACAAGGAAATGCTAGCAATGCACTTTTGAATAATCCTTTAGTATCAAATCAATCTCCATTAAGTAAAATTGTTAATAATGTAAAAAATGCGTTTGGATTTGGAAATCAACAATCGCAATCTCCTACAAATGCACTTATTCAGCCTACTCAACAGAATAATCCTGATAGAGGGTATTCTTATGATCAAAATGGCAATAATATGGTTGCAACACCGGCTGAAGTTAATGCTGTAGCAAATCGTCTTCCTGTTCAATCAAATGCTCAAGGTGGGAATTTCTTTACAAATGTAGGTCAACAATTAGGGAAAAAAGAACAAGAAATTGAACTAGGAAAATCTCGCGGGCAAGCTATTAATGAATTAGGTAAACAATATGCTCAAGATGTTGAAGCAATGGCGCCTTTAAATCATTTAGCGCAAATATCTCAATCACCTATTTTTATGAATATGAGAAAAGATATTCCATTTTTTCAACATTTACAAATACAAACACTTTCAAAAATCGGTAATCCAGAACAACAAAGAATTATTGGTGATTTTATTACAAGTACTAGAAATGCTATTGCTAATACTGTTAATTCATTCCAAGGTCGTGCAATGGCAAAAGAATTTGATTTTGCTAATACAATGAAAGTTAGTGATAACGATACAATTGGTGTCATGCTTGGAAAATTAGAATCTTTAATGACATTTAAAAAAGCTGCTATGCAACGTAATCAAATTGCAAATCAATTAATGGGCGCGCCAAATAATATGAATGAAGGTGATGCATATAGAAAAGCTAATGAAGCAGTTAATATGGATAAAATTAGAGATAATGTGGCTAATCAATTAGCAATGCCTATTCGAATTAGGAACAAAAGAACAAATGAAATAAGATTTGTTACTCCGAAAGAATATAATGAAATGCTAAAAAAGAGTAAATGATATGTCTGATTGGGAAATAGATAATTCACAAACATCAGAATCTTTAAATCCATCTGATTGGGAAATGGTTTCTGAACCATCAGCACCACAAAAAAGTGGTGAAAATATCGGTTATTCTGCATTAATGGCATTACCACGTATTGGGCATGACATAGGATTAGCTGCTTATCATGGTATACAAAAAATTCCTGAACTATATCAATCTGCCAAAACCGAAGTACCTGGATTATTAAATGTATTTTTGAAACATCCTGGGCATGCTGCAATGCAAGCTGCCGCTGGAACCCAAGAAGCAATTAATAACCTTGCGCAATTGCCTTTAAACTTATCGCAATATGGAACGCAAAGATTGAATTTAGTCCCAAATGCAATAACAAATGCAATACAGAAAATTACGCCAGAAGACACTACTCAAGC